GACCGGCGCATCCTTGGCGTCGGTGAACATCTCTCCATGATGCTCGCAACCGGCGAGATCGCCGGGGCGCCGGCCCAGGCCATTCGTGAACTGCAAGAAATGCCGCTCGCTTTGCTGGATTTGGCGGGTGACGCTACCGTTTTGCTGCAAAGTCGTCGGCAAGTGGCTGTCCCAACCGTGCTGGCTCTTTCGTGCGCAGCCGGCGCCCTGCTTTTCGCCGGCGCGCAGTCGATCGGCTTCGGCGAATCGGCACTCGGCAGCGGCGAACTCGTCGTCGCGGCGGCATTGGCGATCTGGGCCTCCACTGGTCCGTAACTGATCCGCCACTAATCCCCGGGAACAACGTTATTTGACGGACCGACGTATTGACGTACTGATTTATTGCCGCCAATCATGGTGGGTTATTTACGTCATGACGGAAATAGCTATTAGCGTCAAACGAAGGGCTCCCTCCATGAAGCGCCGTGCGGCAGAACCTGCCGTCTACACCACCCTGACGCGGGTCAGCGGTGACGATACCGACGAACTGGACGTGGTGATCGCGTTCGAGGTCACCCGTTACAGCCCCGGTTGCCCAGCTTGTTACTACCAAAGGAACGGCGATCCGGGCTGGCCGGCCGAAGCGGCGGAATACGAGACGGCCATCACAGGCATCTCTCTCGACGGCGCGGTCGATGCTGGCGTCGAGCCGCTGACCGACGCCGAAGTGGCGACGCTTACCGCATGGTTCGAAAGCGACAAGGCGCACGACGCCACCGATGACGCGGTCCGCGAATATTACGACGACGCATATGACCGTTATTGCGACGAACAGATGGAAAGAAGCCTCTAATATGTCGGAAACACTGGAACGCGCTGTCGGCGACGCGCTGAGCGTGGTTGACCTCGCGGGGCACTGCTCCGCGCTGGCCGCGCTGGTCTCCCCGTCCGCCTATGTGTCGCTCAACGTTGCGACGTCCACGAAAGACGCCTATCTCGGGATCTATCCGAGCGGGATGTCCGCGCCAGATTACCATCATTTCCGTGGCGAGACGTGGCAGCAGGCGCTCGATAGCGCCTACGTCTGGGCACGCGACTACGGCGCAGTGCACCGCGCCACGGTGATCCGCACCATGGCGCTGGCGATCATCGACCTGACCGACGAATACGGCACCTGCTCCGCTGGTCTGCTCGCTGGACGGAAGTTTGCCCACGCCGACATCACCAGCTTCGCCAAGGCCGCCTGCGCGCGGGCCAGCGAGATGACCGGCAACACGCCGTTTGTCGTCCAGGGAATAATACCTTGATCACCACCGACATCCAGGAACACAGCCCTGAGTGGCATGCGATCCGCTCGCGCCATATCGGCGGGTCCGAGATCGCCGGCCTGTTCGGCGTCCAGGCGGAATACCAGATGTCCGCCTACACCCTGTTCATGGTCAAGTCCGGGCGCATCCCGCCGCCGCCGGTCGATCACTCCCCGGGCTCGCGCGTGTGGTTCGGCACGCGGCTGGAGGCGCAGATCGCGGGGATGGCCGCCGAGATTTACGGCTGGACCATCAGCAAGGGCGGCTACTGCATCGACGACACGACGCCCGGGATGGCCTGTTCCCTGGATTTCGTGATCGACGAACCCGGCGAGGAGGAGCGCTTGCTGGGGTTCAGCGGACCCGGCGTGCTCCAGATCAAGAACATCGACATGATCCAGCACAAGCGCGCCTGGAACAGCGACGAACCGCCCTATCCGGTGCTGCTGCAACTGCAGCACGAGATCGCCTGTCTCGGCGCATCCTGGGGCGTCATCGCCGGCATGGTCGGCGGCAACCAGCTTCCCGCCTACCGCTACGCCGCCCGCCCTCGGACGATCGCGCTGATCCGCGAGCGCGTCGGCGAGTTCTGGCAGCGCGTCGCCGATCAGCGCCCGCCCTCGGTCGACGGCTCGAACTCCACCGCCGAGGCACTCGCCGTGCTGTATCCGTCGCTGGAGGACAATCTGCCGATCGACCTGTCGAACGACAACGAAATGCCAGAGATCTGCGCCGGACTGCTGGTCGCCACCGCTGACCGCAAGAGCGCGGAGGCGAACGAGCAGAGCTACAAGAACCGGCTGGCAGAAAAGATGGCCGGGCACAAGCGGGCAATCTGCACCGGCTTTTCGATCAACGGCGTGTTCACCCAGGCCAATCCGGGCAAGCGCGCCGGCGACCTGCCGGCGGACGAGATCATCGGCAAACGCAAGGCGTCGGTCTGGTACAAGGTGAAGGAATATCTGGGGGTCGCCGCGTGAGCACCCTGGTCTGGGACACAGAAACAACAGGTCTGCCCGCGTACGACAAGCGCAGCAACGATCCCGCGCAGCCGCATCTGGTGCAGCTCGCGCTCGTTCTGCTGGACGACGCCGGCCGCGAGGTCGAGGCCGTCTCGGTGATCGTCCGCCCCGACGGCTGGACCATCCCGCCGGAGATGACCGCCATTCACGGCATCTCGCACGAGCAGGCGGTGGCCGAGGGCATCCCGGAGCGCGCGGCGGCGATGATGTTCGTCGCGATGCAGTCGGTGGCGCGGCTGCGCGTGGCCCACAATGAGACTTTTGACCGTCGCATCCTGCGCATCGCCATGACACGCGCCGGTATCGAGCGTGACATGATCGAAGCGATCGAGGCCCGCGCCTCGTACTGCACCTGCAACGCGGCCAAGCCCATCGTCAACCTGCCGCCGTCGCCGAGGATGCTGGCGCGCGGGATGAAGGGGCCGAAATCGCCGAAGCTGGCAGAATGCTATCTCCATTTCTTCGGCGAACCTCTGAGCGGGGCGCATGACGCGCTGATCGACGCAAGAGCGTGCGCCCGGCTTTACGGCGCGCTACAGCAACAAGGAGCAGCAGCTTGAGCGACGGACCACCGAACTGGGACGACATCCCGCCGGCTGACTATGGCCAGCCGTCCGGCGGCGGTGGCGGCAATCGGGGCGGCAAGAAGCCTCGCCCGCCCGCGATGACGGCGCAGGAGATGGCCACCGCCTCGGGCGACTTCTATGCGTGGCTCGAAACCGCCGCGACGCAGGCGCAGTTGAAGGTGGTCCTGCCCGATCACGTCGATCTGCCGCTGTTCATCGCGACCGCGAAGACCGCCGTTCTGACCAAGCCGCAGCTTCTGCGCGAGAACATGCGCCCGTCGCTGCTGGTGGCGATCATGAAGGCGGCCAGCCAGGGTCTGCTGCCCGACGGCAAGCAAGGCGCGCTGGTGCCGCGCTACGACAACGAGGCCGGCGGCTACATCGTCGCATGGCAACCGATGGTGCAGGGCATCATCAAACTCGGCCGGGAAACCGGCGCGATCAAGTCGATCCGCGCGATGATCGTCTTCCGCGGCGAGAACTTCCACGTCCTCGGCGGCGAGGAGGACCGGATCCAGCACGAAATCGATATCGACATCGTCGATGAAGCCTACGCAGCGCTGAACGGCGGGCGTGACAACCACGGCAACCCGATCGCCCGACCGGCGGAGTTTTTCGCCCGGGTGCGCGCCGCCTACTGCTTCATCACCGGGGTCGATGGGACCGTGACGCGGCGGTACATGCCGCACCAGCGCCTTGTCAGCCTATGGGAAAGCAGCAAGGCGGCGAACGGCCCGTGGAATTCGCGCTGGATCGACGAGATGATCCTGAAGGGCGTGATCCTTTACACGGCGAAATGGATCAACCTCGACAGCGAGAGCGCGCCGGCGAAGCGTTTCAACGCCGCGCTGATGACCGACATGGAGATCGATTTCGACCGCCAGGGCCAGCTTACTGCCCCGGTGGCGCAGCCGCAGGCCGCTCTCCCGGCACCCGGGGACAAGCTGTCGACGCTCGAAGACGCCATCATGGGGAGGGTGACGAACAAGACGGTCAAGCCGCGCGAGACGGTTGCCAGTGGGTCGAATAATCCCAGCGGGTCGAAGCCGGCGACCGCCAAGCCACGCGAACCGCCAGCCGGCGATACGGATTTCCTGCCGCGCGTGCTTGCCGTACTCGAGCGCGAGGGGAGCGGACGCGCCTGGATGAACGCGCTGACCGCCGCGACGATCGCCTGCCCGACAGCGGGCGAGCTGGGCGAGATCCGCAAGGCGGCGTCAGTGGTGGCCAACCTCAAGGACGCCCCGCCGGAGGTGCGCCCGCAGATCGCGGCACTGTTCGTCGCCGCCGCGCAGCGGCTGGCCGAACCGCAATCCGATGGCGCGGAGGACGGCGCCTGGAACGACCCCGCAGCAGAAATCAAAGGGAAAGCCGCCTGATGGCCAAGATCATCGTCCTGAAGATCGAGATCCCGGCCGACGACGACGTGCGGGTCGATGGCGTCAAGGGTGTCGTCCTGGGCGCGCTCCGCGCGCTCGGGAAGCGCCAGTCGGACCCCGGCGAAGGCCAGTCCACAATCGAACATGCGACGTTCTTCGATGCGGCGTCGGTCAAGTTCTGGACCCAACCGACGGCCGCCGAGAAGAAGAAGCCGAAAACGCCGGTGTGATGGCCGCCGCAATTTCGCGGCGGAATTAATTGTTGACGGACTGACGTGGCTACGCGAGGACGTCACACTATGAGCCAGACCAGAGTTGTCGCGTTTCTCAGCCAGAAGGGCGGCACGGGCAAGACAACCCTGGCGGTTCACACCGCCGTCGCCGCGCAAGAGGCCGGCAGGCGTGTCGTCCTGCTCGACACCGACCCGCAGAAATCCGCCGGCGCATGGCGCGACGCGCGCGGCGGTGCGGATCCGGTGGTGGCCACGGCCACAGCCTCCGAGATGGACCGGGTAATAGACGCGGCGATGGCCGACCGGATGGATCTGATCATTGTCGATACCGCGCCGCACGCCACACCCGATGCCGCCAGCATCGCCCGCAGGGCGCATCTCGTGCTGATCCCATGCCGGCCTAGCGCCTTCGACCTTGCCGCCGCCGGCAGCGCCGTGGCGATCGTCAAGGCCGCTGGGGTCTCCGCGGCCTTCGTGCTGTCCGCATGTCCCTTCCGGGCGCCGGAGATCGCCGAGGCGCGGAAGGCATTGAAGCGTTACGGCATTCCGGTGGCGCGTGCCGAGATAACCGAGCGACGGGCGTTCGCGCGCGCGGTGGCAAGCGGGCGAGCGGTCACCGAATTTGAAGCCGACGGCCGGGCCGCAGCCGAAATACGCGCGTTGTGGAAGTGGATGGAGAAGGAATTGCGGACTTGACCACGAAACCGAAACCGACCGGGCTGGCGAGCTTCACCACTCTCAAGCCGGTGCCGAAGCAGGCCGCCGAAGCGGCTGGCGCGCGCAAAAAGCGAGGGCAGGGGGCGACCGTCTCCCTGACTGTGCGGGTGGCGCGGGCCGACTGGGTGCGCCTGCGCCAGCTTGCCGATGCCGAGGGCACCTCGGTTCAGGAGATTACCATGGAAGGTTTCACAAAAGTCATGGTCGCACGCGGATTGCCGCCGATTGAAGGCTTGTGACGTCGTGACGTGGTGACGGATTAGCGTCATGGCGCTTTGGCGTTCTTGGGTTTCCTGGCGGGTCGGGTGGCCGGCTCCTTGAAAACCAGGCCGCGCCCGACTTGCTGGCGCAGTAGCATGAGCTGCTGCGCGTCTTCGATAGACGCCACCAAGATCAAGTCGGCGTCTGGCGGCAAGAGCGCTTCGACGGCCCGACGGATCGATGCCTTGCCGCGTGCTGTCTTGCACCCCTCTGCGATCGCGGCATCGGCCAGACCAGGATCCATCGTCTCGATCATGATCAGCGCCGCAAATTTGTTAGGCATTTAGGTAATTCCCTTGCGCAAAAAGCCACCCGCGGATTTAGGTCTATGGTTCGGCCCGGGAAATGTGCTCCGGGCGCAACGGGCCGGCTTCGGTCAGCGCCTGATGCGCCACTTGAAGCGTACGGATGATCTCGCCCACCATCGCTGGCGTCGGTAGATCGCTGACCAGAAGGGAAAAATACTCGCCGCCGCACAGTGTGCCGCGCAGCATCTCATGCGACGGGAACGATTGTCCTCTGCTATCTTCACGAGCGTCTAACATTGGCAATATCTACCCAAAGTTGTATTTCATGATTCTTTCTTACTCATAAGTGATATCGATAGTACCGCAGTTCCACTGCTTAGGCTGTAAAAGCCCGGTGAAACATGACAACCGTCAAATGACGGATCTTTGGGAGGCGCGACGTTACCGTCTTTGTCAGCCGCCGGCAAAGATGATCCAGTTGTCGACCTGCACCGGCGGCATATTCTGCGACGCGCCGGTCAACCCCGAGGTGACGGTGGTCGTGACCGTCGCCGAAAGCGAGATCCCGGTGTAGCCGGTCGCGGTGGCAAGCGTGCTGCTCGATGGCGCGCTGGTGGTGGCATCCAGGCCCGAGGTGTGCCCGCCGGTCGCCGCGGTGGCGGTGATGGTGTTGTGGACGTGCCCGGGGTCGGTGACCGCGACGTTCGGTGTGCTGGTGGCGGTCAGCGTATCCTGCTGGGCGTTCTGGCTTCCGCCGGTGGAGCCGACGACAATCGCATTGACCCCTGACACCGCGTTGGTGACGTTGCCAGCGGCAGACCCGCCCATGTTGTCGGCGCCGATCGACGCGCGGCCGCGCTTGTCGGGCACATTGAAGCTGCTCGACCCGTCGCCGTTGCCGTAGGCGGTGCCGATGGCGGCGAACAGCGGCGCGTAGGCGGTGCGTGAAACCGCCTGGCCGTAGCAGAGCAGCCAGCCAGCCGGCGCCGTCGTACCGCCGTAGGCCATCTGCACGCCGACCGGCACCCCGCCCAGCGTCGCCTCATACTGCGACAGAGCCGCCAGGATAGCGCTTTGCGGCGAGACCACGTTGTCGATGGTCCAGAACGGATTGGTCGGCGGGTCCGTATCGGTCGCTGGCGCCAGGACAAACTTGTAGGCCAGCGTCGGGTCCAGCCACATGCCACAGGACGAGCCGGTGGCGGACGGCGCCACTTCGCCGCGGGCGTTGAGCACGATCGGGTCGGGCAGGGCGGTGCCACCCGATGCGTCGGTGAATGGCGGCTGCTTCGTCACCGTGCCGGAGGCATAGACGAAGAGCAGGCCGCCCGAGAGCGGATTGCCGCTGTTGTCGGTGTATTGTTGTACTGGCGCGGGGGCGAGGATCATCGTGGTCATAGTTGCATGTCCATCAGGTAGCCGGCGGCGTGAAATGCCCCGAGGTGGTCCCGGACCTTCTGTCCGATGTCGGTGCGAAACATCCGGTTCGGAAAGCGGATATGGTCGATGGTGCCGTAGACCCGCTCCTGGGCCTTGCCGACCGTCTTGCCGAGGCCGGTCGCCACCAGCACGTATTCGCCGGCGGTCTGATAGGTCGGCCGCTCGACCACGCGGCCGTCCTCCATCACCGGGCCTTTGCCCATCATCGCCTCGACCAGATGCACATCGGCCAGCACGTCCTCGACGCCGGCGATCGGCACCCCCTCGACCAGTTCCGGTGGCGAATTGTTGTAAGGGTATCGCGGCTGCGCCATGACCACGCCGATCGCCACGTCGTTTGAGACTTTCAGCGTGTCTTTGCCGGCGAGCAAATCCCGCATCCACTTGGCCGGGTCGCCGCGGTGCGATGCCGACTGGATCCACCACGCGGGGTAACCGCAACGGGCGGTAAATTCGAGCGGCCACGCCTTGCCCTTCTTGTCGAGCATGGCGCCGATGGCGAAGTCGCCGCGATGGCCGAGGGTGCGCAGGATCGCCTCGAACGGCAGCAGCATTTCTTCGGCGAGCTTGTCGCGGGTGCAGTATTGCGTCACCGAACCCTGCTCTCCCGTGGCAGGCCCGACGTCTTCATTCATCAGGGGCTTGTGCTCGATACAGACCTGGAATTTCTCCGGCAGAAACCCCTCCGGCCCCATCCAGCCCGACACGCCGATCTCTTCCAGCCGGTCGACCTTCTCTTGCAGCATGCACGGGCCTTTGAGCTGCTTGCCTATCCCGATCTGCCGGCGCAGCCAGCCGACCATATCGGCCGGGTCTTTGGCGACGTAGGTCAGGGTTTTATCCGGCTCTGAACCGAGCGGTTTGTGCGCCCAGGCGCGGTCTGACTTGCGCGCGAATGCCTCGGCGTCCTCCAGGCTGTTGAAGGTCTGGTAGGGCGGAATATCGATGCCGACCGCCCGCATCGCCTCCATGCCCGCCGCGCGGTCAATTTCGAGGCGGGCGGATGCCACCGTCGGCGAGAAAACCTTGAAGCCGAAATCGGTCCGGTAGCGATCCAGCTCCCAGAGATAGCGGTTGTTCGCCGTGTTGAAGATCAGCCCGTCTTTCGCCCAGGCCATGTGCGGCTTGTAGTCGTCGACCAGGGTTATACCGGCGATGCCCTCGGCGTAGCGGGTCGGCTTTGCAGAGTAGCGGAACAGCCTGACCTCATGGCCGGCGGCAACGCATCGCATGCAGAAGTCGAGGCCAACCGCGTCAGTGTCGATGACAAGGACGCGCACTAGCTGACTACCCCGTAATCGAACTTGCCGAGGAACAACGCGACCAGATGCTCGACCAGGCAGGCTTGCCTGTGCTGGACACGATACGGCGCGCCCGGGTCGTCGCCCGGCTCGTCATCGGGGCCGTGCTTGCCAACTTCGCGCTCCGCCTCGAACAAGTTGTCGAACGCATCGACGGCGCCCTCGGTAATGCCCGCTTTGAACGCCAGCCGCGCCTCGACCAGCTCGTGGATCGCCACGAGGAACTTCTCTTCCTCGTCCCACACGTCCGCGCCCGCGACCTTGATGTGGATGTCCGCCGTTGTACGGTCGAAATACCAGTCGCCGCAGCCTTCCGTGCGGTAAGCGGCGAGCCGCATTTCTTCTGGCGGGACGGCTTCGATAATGATACGTGTCGATTTCACTTACATTTCCCCGATGAATACTATGGTGTTATTGCCCGATGTCACAAGATAGCCTTGCTTACGTCGCCCTGAAGGGCGGTTGTCTTGGCCTGTGGGTGGCGTGGTTGCACGCCTCGCGCGCCCGCAAGGCGCGCCGTATCGCCGCCGGTCTGCCCAGCATGACGGAGCGCCTGGGCTGGCAGGTCGCACGCTACTGGCACGATCTCCGTCATTGACGGTTGCCGGGGTGGACGGTCATGGTCGGGATCCGGTCGGCCGCCATCCCACCCGCCGGTGAGCCCGCCAACTGGCCGGCATAGCGGGACATTTGGGCCAGCGCGTTGCGCGTTGGGCCGGGCTGCTGCGACAGCCGATTGACAATCGCGTTCATCGCCTTGCTGGCAGGCACCGTGTAGGGGACCATCGCCGCCGCCGCGAGCGCCGCCGAGTGTGGTTCGATCGGCACCGCGCCAGATAGCGCGCCCAGCAGCATCCCCCGTTCCACCGTGCCGCTATCGTTCACCGACCGCGGCAGAACGTCACGCCCGGCCGCCGCGAGGTCTTGCATCATCGCATCACCGCGGGCGAACGCGGCCTTGTCCTTTGACCGGTCACGGGCAAGCACCGCACGCGACAACTGCGCGGGTGTGAACAAGCCGTCAGGCGAGGCGCCCGTCGCCGTCGCCGCGCGCTGGACGGTCTTGAACTTGGCGTAGCCTGCGTCGATCCGGTTCTTCGCCGCCTGAAGCGCGGGGTTGTGCGCCTCCATCATCCGGTCGAACGCCTTGTCGGCCTCCCGCAACGCGCGGCCGACATTCTGGCTGTAGGGATTGTCCGACTGGATCATCGGCTTGATCAGACCGTCGAGCCGGGTGCCGACGTCCTGCGCGAGATCGCCGCTGATGTGTCCGTTGGCGTCAAACCGATCGACGATCTCGTTCTGGATCGCGTAGCGGAGCCGGTTGATATACTCGGTCGGCAGTTCCGTCGGCGTCCCCTGCGCGTGGGCGCGGGTGATGATGGTGTTCAACTGGTTCATGAACGCCGGATCGCGGATGCCCCGCATGCTGGGGATGACCGAATTGTATGCGGCGCGAAACTGTTGTTCCGCCTCGCCGATAGCGTCGTGCCCGACGACCCCGTCCGGCAGTCTGGAGTTGATGTCGGCCAATGAGCGGTTGATCGCCGCCCGGTTGAAGGTCTCCAGGCTACGGTTTTGCGCCTTCCTGATCTGGCTTCCCAGAACCGGCACATTGGCCAGGATATCCTCTGCGCGCTTGGCGGTTCCGCCCTTGATCTGGCCCGGCGTGAGGATGACGCCCTCACGACCCAGCATCTTCACCGCCTCGGTCAGTTTCGGGGCGATCATGCCGCCCACGACTTCGCCGGCCTTGCCCGTAACCGCGCCAGCGGCAACGCCGCCACCAACCTGGAGCGCCTTGTCCCGCCAGAAATGATCGCCTTCCGAACCCGGTGACAAGAGGCCAGATATGCCGCCACTGAGTGCCGCCGCACGAAGCGCGTTGCCGGTGACCTTTCCCGCGACGCCTCCGGGGATCGCCATTTCGCCGACCATCTCGCCCGCGCCGGTCGCGTATGGGTGCGCCGCATGGTCCGCCTCCATCTCCTTCGTCAGACCGGCCATGCCGCCTTTGCCGTCTGCCCCTCCCCTTGCGTCCTGGACCAGCCACTCGCCGGCGCGACCAATCATGCCGCGCTGCGGTGCGTCGCCGGTAACCAGATCGCTCAGCGTCCGCTTCGGCGGCGAGATCATGTCTGATGCCGCCTCCAGTCCTTTGCCGACCAGCTCCTGGCCGCCCAGCACCGTGCGGCCGAAGCCCTCCGCCGCGCCCTTGATCCCCGACATAATCGCGCCGTCCGGTTCAGGCTTTTTGTCCCACCAGTTGCCCGCTGATTTGGCTTCTGCTTCAGCAGGGGCTGGCGTGCCGGAAGGCTTTTTATCCCACCAATTGCCGCCACTCGGCTCCGCCGCCTCGCGCGAGGAGCGCGGTTCTGCCGCGACGGCAGAGGGGATCAGCGTGCCCATCGCCCGGGAGAACAGCGAGCGCGGCGCATCTTTCGCCTTCTGGAAATCATACGGCAGCACCGTGCCCGACAGACCCTGGATCTCCGTCGGCTCCGCCTTGCCGCCGCCATCGCGCGAAAGCGCGCCTTCCGGCACGACGCTCGACCGCGCGCCTTCCGGCCCGACGTTGCGGATCGCCACCGGGATAGCCTCGATCCCCTCGTCCTGTGCCATCAGCGCGCGGTGGCGCCCGTCCTGGTCGGTGACCGTGCCGGTGTTGCCCTTCACCCGCATATCCAGCGTCGGGATCGCCTCGACCTCGTCGCCGCGGTCGAGCGAGTTCTTCAGCGATTTCCCGCTGGCGCTGGTGCGGGGCTCGGCCTCGAAGTCGGGCGCGAGATCGAGGTAATCGCGCGGGCTCATGTAAACGAGGTCGGTGTTCTTCCGCCCCTTGTGCTCGCCCAGCGCATAGTCGCTGAACCGGTAGCGGTCGCTGTCCAGCTTCGGCTTGTTCGCCCACAGGACCGAGGCCGGCCGCTCGAACACCCGCTTGAAACTGTCCTCCGCCTCCGCCGGGTCATCGGCGCGCTTCAGTTGCGCCAGCAACGTCGGATAGCTCTTCTTCATTTCGCCGGCGGCGAACCGCACCTGGGTCACCGGATCCTGCCAGTCCGTGCCGGCGCTCTTGGCAAACGCCTTGAGGTCGGCAAAACGGGTGTTGTGGTGCTGGAACATGCCGCCCGACGTACCGCCGTCACCGATGATCTTGGAATCGCCACCGCTCTCGCGCATGACGTTGCGCACCACGCCCTCGGTGCCGGCGGCCGACAGCCCGGGCATTTCCTGCTTGATGAGAGCGGAGATCTGGTCGCGGCTGAGTTTCGCCCCCTTAGCGATCGGCTTGCCTTCGCCGTCAGCCTTGTCGCCCGGTTTGACGGTGATGGTTGGGATGGTGTCGTCTGAAGGACGCTCTGTTCGAGCAATGTCGGGCATCGGTCATTCACCGGGCGAATGCACGCCTTTCGGCGTGACGGGCGGGCGGGTGTTGATGATGCCCGGCAAGTCCGCGCCGGTGCGGTAGGCGAACGGTCTAGCAGGTCAGGACATGCGCGCCAATGCGTTCGTGCTGGGAGGCGTGCGAGGCGGCGGCATCAGGCGGGCGAGGGCGTTGCTGCCTTCGTCTACGCTGCCGGCTTCTTCGCGGAGACCGCCGCCGCCCGTTTCGCCACCGCTTCCCTTGGGTCCGGCTTTGCCAGATATCCCCGCACCTTCTCCATCGCCGCCTGAACCTGACCGTGTGGATCGTGGTCCTTGATCTTCTCGCACTCCTCCAGGAAGGCCAGCATTTCGCTCCTCGGGGCGAACGGAGACGGTGTATCGAGCATCCACATGGCCGAGTTTCCTTAATTCCCTGTGCAGCGCCATCCTGATCGGCGCGGGCAGCGGCTGACTGGATAGATAGTCGATTATGCCATCGGCTTGAAGGAAGCGATTTGTGACATCGTACCAGAAATGGTGGCCCTCATCAGGGCTGATTTTGTCCTCATCGACCAGCCATTGCAGCAGCTTTTGGGTTCGCGCGTCCGCCTCGGCATATGCCTCGGTCAATGTTTTTGAGTTCTTGCGGATATTCGCGGGGGTGCGCGTTCTCAGCGCAAGCCCCGCCCCTGGCCAAACCCGCGTAAAGTTGCCGTCGTGCCCATGCGCGACCACCGCTCTGATGCCGGGGTTGGCCAATATCCGAATATCCTCGGGAGATATCGCAGTGCTGCGCGGGTGATTGTGATGGATCGTGTAGGCGTCGCGCTCAGTCGGCGTGCTTACGAAGTCGAGCCACAGGTTCCCAACGAGTCCGTTCGTCCCGGCGTGCACGATCGCACCGGTTCGATTGTCCACCACAGCGATATGCTCAGCGCCGGTCGCCAGGCCACGTTCCACGACCCATGCCGCCGCGGCGTGTCCCGCTTCCGGGGCGAGGTGCAGCAGATCACGGAACCCGGGGCCGCCGCCACCGACCCAACGCGAGACCTGCGGCGCCGATGCTGGCCGAGGCGTGGTGGTAGGCGTCGCGCCAACGGCGCGCTCCCCGCGCGACATCCCGCTTTTTGCCGCCTTATTTTGCGTTATCCCGCGCTTGCGCTCGAACAGCGCCATGCCCTGCGTCTGCACCGCGTCGCGCATGGGCTCGGTGATGTCAAACTGGTGGACCGGCGCAGTCTGCTCCCCGTGACCCTGCTGCACGCGCAACGTATCAACGGGGACGCCAAGACTAGCCGCGACACTAGGCAGGGCGGCCTCGGCCCTCTCGCGAGTGGCGATCGTCGCGTAGTTCTCGCGACCATCCGCCGAAACGATGTCGTAGAACGGGGCGGCCGTGCGGACGTCGCCCTTGCCGACCCTGGCGCCGAACTTGCCGATGATCTTGTTCGTCTCTTTCGGCAGGATGTCGTCGTAGAAGCCCTTCATGCCCTCGCCGCCCAGCTTCAGATCGAGGCCGGTGTATTTTTTGAGGCCATCGGACTGCGCGGCGATCTTCTCGGCCAGTTCCTTGCCTATGGTGTCGGGCAGTTCCTTTTCTGGCACGGTTTTATCGAACAGGCGGTCGTTGTTCTTGAATGCCTCAACGCGATAGTTGCCTGAACCGTCAAGCAAGCGGGTTGCCATGACCGCATCGACCTGCCGCGCGAGGCTGTAGCGGTCCGCATGCACGCTTCCAGGCGACCACGCGACCCGGTCAAACCCGTTATCAACGGCGAACTTGATCATCCGGCGCATGATCAGCATCGGCCAGGAGGTCTTGAACGGCATCGGCGGAACGCCGTTATCCCTGGCCTCCTTGGCGCGGGCGAGTTCGCTATACAAAGCGCCTTCGCGCACGGCCAGATCCGGGTGCCGACCATACGCCCGCTGCACATCCCCCTCATAACCGAAGTCGATGCCGGGCTCCCGCCGATCCAGTTCTTCGCGGTTCTGGTCGATCAACTCCTGGATGCGCCGGACCTCGTTCGCCGCGTCGGGGGATTTGTAGCCCTGCTTGCGGCCCGCCTGCCCCCAATCACTCTGCACCTCCTGGACCATCAGCACCCGCGCCCCGTCGGGTGCTGTGCGCTCGTCAAAGCGGACATGCGCCATGACGTTCGGCTCGTTCCAGTGGCCGGATTTGAACGTGGCCGGGTTATCAGCCGCGTCCCTCAGACCGTAGTCGAAACGCTGGCCGCGCTGAGCCGCATAGGCTTTTGCTTCCGCCTCGGTGTCGAACGACGCGACAGCGAACCCGTCATGGGGATCAAACACTTCCCACGCGCCAGTCTTCGGCGGCAGCGTCAGCAGCATCTCGCGGTATTTGTCCGTGGTCTGGAACGGCTTCAGCCAGCTTCCGAACTTCGTCGGCTTGGCGGCCTTTGCCTCCGCCTTCGCCGAGTCCAATTGCGCCTCGGCGGTCTTGGCATGGTCGGCGGCGCGCTTGTAGGCCGCAGCGGCGTCAGGCAGCCCCGCCCCATAACGGTCGGGCAGGTCGAGCGGCTTCAGAACGCCGTCTTCCAGCCCGGCGGTCACGTCTTCAATGTAGAGCCGATCGCCGTTCATCTCGACCGCATAACGGTAGTAGCGGTTTAAGATGTTGTCGATGGCGCCGCGCGCGACGTTGCGAGCCTGCCATGCCTCGGACAGTGCCATTTCCGCCGCATTGACCGCACCCTGGAAATCGCCCAGCGTCACCTCGCGCACATCGAGCGAGTTCGCCCGCACATAGTCCTGGATCTGCTCGCGCGTGACCGACTTCTGGCCCTTCAGCCAGTCGGGCAGGCCCATCCACTCCATCTCTTCCGGCTTCACCCCAGGCGTCCTGGCGATCATCGACAGCATCTGCTCGCCGGTGCCCTTGGCCTGCTTCAGCCCGTCGGCCGCACGCTGCACCGCGCTGTAGAGCGGCACTGGGCTGCTTTCGGCCAGGCCGCCGGCGGGTAGGCCGCGAACGTCGCGTTCGCCCTCGTCGGTGGTCCATTCCAGGCCGGGCGTGGGAGTGAACCCGGATGCCGCGACCGCGCTCTCTATTGGCGGCGGCGGCGCCCGACCGTTTTTGGCAGCTTCGACCGCCGCGGCCTCGGCCTTCAGCGTCGCTTCCAGTTGCCGGATTTCGTTCGCCAACCGGGCGATCTCCGGGCCGCCATCGAATGCCTTGCCGATGTTCGGCGCAATCGCCTGCGCGTCGCGGGTGGCTTCGGCGCCCTTTTGTATCGCTTCGGCGCGGTCGCTCTCAAAGCTGCGCAGCTTGTATTCAGCCGACGCCACCACGCCCGGCCGCGACAGCCAAGACACACGCCCGCCGGACAGACCCAACTGGATCACGTGCTCGCCGTTCTTGCCATACAGGTTCACCTGGACCGGGAACCCGCCGAACCGGCCGATGGTCGAAGTGCCGCCCACCGCCATGCTGTCGGCTCGCTCGATGGCCAGCATCGGCATCACCTCGTCGGCCTCGTCGCGGTCGGTGATCGTTTCCCCGTCGAGCGTGATGGTGAAATTCTTGCCCCGCGTGTCCTGCCGCTTGGTGATGTCCTCCGAAATCAGCCCAGCCAGCTTCTCCAGCCGGGCGGCTTCCGCCAGATGTCCCTCCATCCGCGACCGCAACGTCCACTGCTCCTGCTCGTGCGCCGACTGGCGGCGGCGGGCCTTGGCCACGTCCTCCTTCATTTGCGTCAGGGTGATGATGCGCGGGTCGGTCGTCGACATCGCCGACGCCTGCGCATACTGGCTGGCTTCGCCGATATCCTCCATGTCGCGCAGGTTCGGGTCGCCGCGGAAGAACTGTTCGATGAACCCAGCCTTGCTGGCCATCATCTTCCACATCTGCGAATCATAGGTGCCGAACGTCGTGTAGTCGTGGATCGACACCTCGGGGTTATGGTTACCCTGGCGCAGCATGCGGCCGTTGCGCTGGTCGTCATCGGCCGGATACCAGAGCGGATCCTGGTTGTGCAGCGCGATCAGGCGGCGCTGGGCGTTGACGCCCGTGCCCATCTTCGGCACCGACCCGATCAGAATGCGGACCTTGCCCTCGTTCATGTCGTTGAACAGCGTCTGCTTGGCGAGCGTGCTTTTGTAGTCGCCGATGAAGGCCACTTCGTTGGCCGGGATGCCGGCCCGGCGGAATGCCTCCTTCATCCATTTGTAGGACGAGAACCCCGCCGGACCGCGCCCGTTGACGCCGAGGTTGGCAAAGATCATCTGCGTCGCCGGGCCGCGGAAACTCGGCGCCGTGTAATTGCTCCCCGGGCTGTAGAACTGCACGTCGCCCGTCTCGCGATAGATGCGGACGACGTTGTCGACCATCATGTTCAGCTTGGAGCGCGGATCGCTCTGGGACTGCTCGACGAAGCGCGGATCGATCGCCGCGTGCCGCCCGTCGTTGATCACCGACAGGATAATGTCGTCGCCTGGCGACGGCTTGCCCCGGCGCGCCTTGATCGCCTCCATGCGCGCGCCGAGCTGCGCCTGATAGCGGTCCAGGATGTCGGTGCGCGGCGCCATGTGCTGCTCGCGCTTGCCGCCCTTCAGCTTCGGGCGGACGACGTATTGTTCGAGTTCCTTCGATGTCACGATATCCATGATGCCGCTGACCATCTGGTACAGCTCCGGCATGTTCATGAAGCGCTGGAACCGCGTCTGCGGCGCGTAGGTGCCGGCCGGGGTCTCTTCCAGTTCGGTCTTCATGGCGCCGAAGGTCTGTGCCCATGCGTCGAAATGCGCGACGCCGCGCTCGGCCATCGCTTTCGGCTGAAGGAAGCGGCTGAGCGAATACAGTTCGCCCATGGTGTTGGTGACTGGCGTGCCCGAGGCGAACACCGCGGCGCGGCCGGGCTTCTGCTGATCGAGATAGCGAACCTTGGTGTAGAGATCCCACGCCTGCGCCGAGCCCGCCGGGTCGATGCCTTTGACGCTCGATTGCGCCGAGGCAAAGCTGAGCTTGCGGAAGCCATGCGCCTCGTCGACGAACAGGAAATCGATGCCCATCTCCTCGAACGTCAGCGTCTCGTCCTTGTCGCCGCCGGTCGCCTTGGACAGCTTCTCGCGCAGCTTGGCGATCTGGTTTTGCAGGCGCCCGACGGTAAAGCGGTCTTTGGTTTTCTTGATCGCGGCGAGCAGCGTCTGGATCTCTTCTTCGATCAGCGCCGCCTGGAACTCGTCGCTGATCGGGATCTTCTTGAAGCTGGAATGGGTGATGATCACCGCATCCAGGTCGTCCTGCGCGACGTTCGCCATGAACTGCTTGCGCCGGCCGGTGTGGAACTGCTCCTCGCTCGCCACGGCGATGCGCGCCGTTGGATACTGCTCGTAGAACTCCTTGGTGAACTGGCCAAGCATGTGGTTCGGCACCACATACATTGGCTTCCTCACCAGCCCGAGCCGCTTCATCTCCATGCCGGCACCGATCATGGCACTGGTCTTCCCGGCGCCGATGGCATGCGCCATGTAGGTGCTGCCCTCCAGGATGATCCGCGACACCACGCGCGTCTGATGTGGGCGCCAACTCCACCCCGCGGCGACGCCCGGCGTCGTCAGGTAGGCGCCGTCATGCACCCGCGGCACAGTGCGGTTCATCTTCGCGTTGTAGATGTCGGCCAGGGCGTTGGCCCGCGCCGGATCGTCCATCACCCAGCCAAGGCGGCTTTCCAGGCCGAAGAAGGCTTCCTTCATCGCCTCGATCTTGTCCGACGCCGCCTGCGTCGCGACCGTGTCAACGACACGTTCCTCCCGTGGCCCCATCATGATCTTCGGCTTGGTGCGGTTCAGCGCGTGCCCCAGCAGGTCGTAGGCGTCCTTGTCGGGCGTGCTCCACTGGTGGTAGCCGGGAAAGCGGTTGCCGCCGCCTTTCGGCTCCTCCACATTCCATGCGCCCAGTTCGGGCGAATAGATGATCCGGGGCTGGCCGATCTGAAGATGGTCGCGGGCAAAATCCAGGACCACGTTCGCCGGGATCCACGGCATGCCCAGCATCATGGTCACCTGCGACGGCGGCAGCGGGGCGGGCTGCGCCGCCTCCAGCGCGGACACGTTGCGCGCCATCTCGCGGTCGGTCTCGGCTGCGGCGCGGGCGACATCGAGCTTGGTCACCACGTCACCCGACAGGTATTCGCCCTTCGTCTGATAGGTCTCGCGCGTGCCAGGCACCCGGTAGATCGCATCGCCCAACCCGGCGACAACCTGTTCTGGCGCAATGCCCATCTTCTCGGCGATGGCGCCGATATCGAGCCGCCCCAGCTTGTTCATCGACCACAGCGCGCCGTCCTGCGGCGAATTGATCTGCGGCTCCTCCTCGAATTTAAGGATGCTGCGGGTGAAGATCGGCTTCTTGGCGGCGGCGCCCGTGGCGTCGTTGTAGTCCTCGATCGAACGCAGCCGGTAGCTCTCCGGGTCCGTCATGAACGGCTTGACGTTGGGCCGCCGCTCGATCACCACGTCGGCCATGTCGGCGGGATCGAACTCGCCCTCTTTGAAGCCCCGGCCGGACTCCAGTGCGGCGACCCGCGCTTTCTGCCGGGCCTCGGCAATCTCGGTCATCGTGGCCTTCGCCGCGAACATCGCCGACGGATCGAAATCGCCTTCGTTGAAATAGTCACCGAGGTATCGGAACTCCTCGCGGGCCTCCGCCCGTGCGGTTTCCTGCTGCACGATCGACGGGCGCTTGTAGGAGAACTCCGCCTTGTTGATCGGGCCGAAGAACTTGACGAAGTTGTCGTAGTGCCGGTTGAGATCCTTGCGCGCCGCGGCACCAGCGGCTTCATCGCGCGCCAGGTCGGCGGCGAACACCGCGCGCAGCGCATCGCGGACCGGGATCAGCTTCAGCACCCGGTCACGGTCGGCCGCCGTGAAGCCGCCTTTAACCCCGGCACCGCGCGCCGCCACGGGGCGCCCGGCACCGCGGCTGTACTGCATCAGCGTGCCGTCTTCGGCGCGATAGAAGCTACCATCCTTCTTTTCCGGGGCATCGAAGTCGAGCGCGGCGCGCACATCCGGCGTCGGCTCGTCCTCCATCACCCCACGGGGCAACCGCTCCAGTGCCGCGCGCAGGTCGCTGGCGAGATCGCTGTCCGGCCGCTCGTGCACCGCGTAGCGGTCCTTGTAGAGCTTGTCGAAAAACCCCTCTTCGCCCAGCACCATCTCGGGATGGTCGGAGAAGTAGCGACTGACCTCGCCCTCGGTCGTCGTGCCTTCAGCGTTCGGCAGGGCGCGCCGCACGGTGCCGGTCCAGTCGGGCAGCGGCGCATCGTCGGCGATTTCGATCTGTCCCGCCATGCGGCGCTTGAAGAACAGGATGTCGGTGGTGACGTCGGTCATCGCGTTCTGCCGGAACGCGCTTGACGGCAACCGCACGCCGCCCTGGAACTCCGCCCGCTCCGCCAGATACTTCTGTGCCTTGGGGTTGATCTTGTTCATCGTGCCGGCGCTGGTGACGAACGCCAGCAGGCCGCCGGGACGTACCGCGTCGATCGACTTGGCGAAGAAATAGTCGTGCAGCATGAAGCGATTGGCGGCGTATTTCGGGTCCGAGTTGATCACCACGTCGGCGAATGGCGGGTTGCCGATGACCAGGTCGAATGCTTTCTCGGGCAGCACCCGCTTGGCGAAGTCGGCGCGCACGATGGCTGACTGCGGATACAGCAGCTTGGCGATATCGGCCGTCAGGTGGTCCATCTCCAGGCCGCGATAGGTACTGCGTTCGGCGAGATCGGGCGGCATCATGCCGAGGAAGTGCCCGATGCCCATGCCGGGCTCGAACACCGACCCGCCGCTAAAGCCCATATCCTCGACAGCCTGCCACATCGAGCGGACAATATGCTCGGCGGTGTAGTGGGCGTTCTGCGTCGAGGCTTCGGCGGCGCGGTATTCATCCGGGGTCAGCAGGTCTTGAAGCCGGTAGCCCAAGGTCTCCATGCCCTTGCCGAACTGGCCAGTGCTGTCGCGGAAGATGTTTTTGATCCCGCCCCAGCCGACGTACTTCACCAGCACCGCCTGCTCCGCCGTGGTGGCCGGCCGGGCTTCCTCTTTCAGCCGGTTGACCAGTTCGATGGCGGCGATGTTGTCGCGCGCCTTGGTGACGCGGCCTCGATCTTCGGCGACGTCGCCCGGTTCTATGACGAAGTTCTGGCCCTTGACGTTCGGCCCGGCTACGCGCCCTCGCTGGTCCCGAGGGCGTCCGGTGGCTGCTGGCGGCTCTCCCGCTTCGCCTCCTCCGCCGGGAACTCGATCAGGGTCGCCCTGACTGTCTCCTCCGCTTCCCGTCTCGCCTGCATTGTCGGGTCGCCGTACTGATCCTTGGGGGCGCGTGCCAGCATTTCCGTCAGCATTCGGTGCGCCTCCAGGCTCTTGTCCTGAAGGTGCTGGTCCAGCGTCCCCGCCCGGCGCATTTCCATGAACATCCTGGGCGCCTTCTCCCGCATCGCCTGGACGTACGGTAGTTTGAACTCCATCGCTGGTCTCCTGGCCGTCGACGCTAGGCGCACCGCCCGTTAGTTGCAACGTCGGTCCGGTCTGGTCAGCCGTTTGTGTGCTGCCTGGGTCGTTGATCTCCGCCAACTGATTGAGGACGTGCTGCCGGTCGATGGCGTAGCGCGCAGGGTCGGCGTTCTTGTAGCCCTTCTGAACTGCAATGTGCCCGTTCACAAAGCGGCTGAACGAACCCAGCAAACCCATAAGCCGGTCTTTGAGGTCGGAGCCGCGCCTGCTGGGAACGCCAAATCCCCTTTCGTACAAGCGCAATCCCATCGCGTTCAGGCGATCGACCTGGGTTTGCACGGCTTGCTGCACCTGATCGGTGAGCGCCCTGGCATCCGGGGATGCGATATCCTTGAACTGCTGCCACTGGCGAGGCGCGTCCCGGCCCTTGGTCGGCATGAACTCGTCGAGGGAGAAAGTCTCGTGCGGCAGTTCGGGCGCATTGGCGGGATCGGCCGCAGCCTTGGCGTCCGCCAGTTTCTGCCGGTTGAACTCCACTCTTTCAGGCGTGAGCTTCAGATTGACGCTGGCGCGAACCGCCTTCGCCATGCCGGGGTTGCCTAGCTTTTCCCATTCGTCGGCAATCTCGTTGATCTGCCGCACCAGTTCCGGGTCGTTGTCGGTGACTGGCGTGAATACCGGCGGCCTTTGGACGACGGCGAACATGTCGTCATCGCTCCACACCGCACTGCGGGGAGTGTCAGCCGCCAGTTGGTCAGCTTCTTCCCTGGTCTCGATACCCTTTGCGATCAGCGTTCCGTATTTCCCCAGGCTGTCGCCGGGCTTGGCGTTCGCCCACACGTCTGCCGCGGTTTCCTCGACCGCCGCCGGCTTCACCTCCTGGTCGAGCAATTCAAGCGCCCGCCCCGCTATCGCCTGCTGGTTGCGACGGCCTTCCTCCGGGCTTTCAACCATCTCGGCCAGGCGGCGCCGAACGTCCGCATCCGTCGCGCCGTCCTCGCGCAGAGCGCGGAGCAAGCCACGGGCGCGCAGCGTGTAGGATGCGGCGGATACCGGCGGCGGCGCCGGGTCGTAGCCTTCCATGTCGTCGATCTCGTCGTCCACCGCCGCCGGGGACCAGCCGAACAGATCGGCCTGCGCCGCAATCGCCGCGGCTTCGCCCCGGAACCGCCGGGCGCTGTCGACCAGGAACGTGTCGCCCCGGTAATTGACCTTGATCGCGGGTTCCTCGGCGTCCGCAGTTGCAATGCGGGCCTCAACGTATGTCGCGATGGATGTCGTCTGCGGCGGCGTCAGCTTATGCCTGATCGAGACGTCAGTCGGGTCGGAGGCCCGCCTTCCGCGTGGTGTGTTCAGCTCGTCATCCTTCGCCAGACCGACCTCGGCGGCATGGGTCGCATCGACGAAATCCTTTACCCGGCGGGCTGGATCGCCGGACGGTGGCGCGTCACCATCCAGCATGCGGACGATCTCGTCGTGCGTCTCGTTGTCCCAGCCGTCGATCATGCGGCCATCCGGCAGGACGAATTTGGCGTCTGCCGCCTCTCCCCCCGGGACAACGCGCAAATTCGCCCGCTCCAGGTCTTCAGGCGTGATCGTCCGGGTTGGGGGGGCTGGCGAGGGCTCGGGCGGTACGGTGCCGGGCGGCTGGATCGTGGTCGTCTTGCCGCTGCGGATGTTGGTGACGACGAGGCCGGGGTGCGTTTTCGGCTGCTCGTCGAACGGCCGCCGCTTCGCCGCCATCTTGGCCGCCGCTTCCTGCGCCTGCTCCAGCGTCCACGGATCCTGCCCGTCGGGTGCGCCATCGACCCGCCGCTTGCCGGCATCCGTGCTCGCGAGCCCTGGTGTGTATTCAACGGCATAGCGGTTGGGCACGAATGGCAGCGGGACAATGCGCCAGGTGCCGTCGTGCTGGGCCGATCCGGTGTGCCTGATCGCGTTCCTGAAAGCGGTCTCGTTTATGCCGCGATCAGGGGCCTTCGGTTTGGACTCTGCCGACGCCTGGTCCGTCTCGGCGGGCGCCGGCACACGCTCGAAATCCACGCCGTAGAAGTGAGGTCCGCCGTTGACCGAGATCATCTCCCCGCGCGACGACGATTGAACGTGGCTGATGGTGCCCGCGTTCTTGACGACGTCGAGACCACTGCCGGCCTTCGGCCTTACTTTCGTTCCGATGTCGGCAGAGGTGAACGGCTTCTCGCCCGGATCGGCAAGCGTCGGAACATCGGCGTGTGTCGCCTTCCGCTTGTCCGGTTTGGACTCTGCCGGCGGGGCCGCCTCGGGTTCGGGTGGCTTCGGCTCGACCACCTGATAGTCGGGGTCTTTGTCCTCTGGCGCGGCGACGCTCGAGCCTCGCGGCCCGACGCGGACCTTCTCGGTGGAGCGAATGCCGTCGGCGACATAGGATCGCACGCCGTTTTCGTCCTCGTAGACCGGATGGCCGTCGCGGTTCTTGCCGATCTCGGTCCAACGGCCTGGCGCTCCGCCCGTTTGGGTCGGTTTAATCGGCGACTTTTCCGGCGTGACTTTCGCTTTGGCTTCTGTCTGCCGGGTCTCAACCGTCGTGTCGGAGACACGCTTCCCGCGTGGCAGGAACTTCGGCGGCCGCGCCTCCGGGTCACGCGGCACGCGACCTTTCTGGGGGTGCTCGTCGGTCGGCTCCATGTGCGGCACGCCGTCGTCGTTGACCGCGCGCACGCCGTTCGGGTTCTCGTAGATGGCCTGGCCGTCGCCGTTCTTCTTACCGGTGTCGGTCCACGGGCCATGTTCGGCGTTGGTGATGTCGGGCACGGGTGTCGGTTCCAGTGCCGATCCCTCGGGCGCCGCTTCCGCCGCCGGTTCGGCCGCAGCCTTCGGTTTCTTCGGGTTCGAGCGGATGAACCAGTAGTCGCCCAGCTTGAAAGCGGAAGGGTCGCGCTTCCGCGCGCTGTCGGCGTCGAGGTCTTTGTGCAGCGTGCCGGTGAGCATACGGCCCTTCTTGGTGGTGTAGGTAACCTCTTCCTTTTCGTCGTGGTCGGGCGGCGGCGGAACAAATATGCCGCCTGGGTTGACGTTGGTCGGTGCCGGTTTGGCGGTTTCGCCCGCGGGCTTGCTCGCCTCGGCTTCCGGCGCGGCCTTCGTTTCAGGCTTTTCCGTGGTCGTCAGCGGCTGCTCGGGCGTTGGTGTGTCGGTCGCGGCGGCCGGCTTTTCGGTTGTGGCGGTGCTGGTCGTTTCGGTCGGTTCGTCGGCCTTGGTCGCGAGCGTCGTGGCGTCCTGACTTTTTGGCGTATCTGCGTCTTGAGCTTTTAACTTATCCGCGTCCTCACTTGTTGGCTTATCGGCGTCCTGGCTTGCAGAGGTGCCCGACGTGGTGCGCGGCGTCTCCGCCGGCGGCGTCCGCGCCGCGACCACCTGTTCAGGTCGGACGAACACACGCTCGCCGCTGCCATCCGATCCGAGGTCGACAACATGACGGCCGTCGGCGCGCGTGCCGACCAGCTTGCCGGTGGTGTGCTCGCCCTCCGCGTTGGCGAAGGTGACGATGTGGCCGGGCTTGGCGTCCGCCTTGGGAACCGGGGTATTCGGCTTCTCGGGTTCGGGCTCTGGCTTGGCCTCCGGCGGCGGTTCGTGCTCGACCGCCTGCAACCGGTCGGTGACGGGGTCGCGCTCATACAGCTTGTTCTTGCCGTCGGGTTGCGTCACCCAAACCCTGCCGTCGTCGCGCACGCCGAACACCGTGCCTGGGGTTTCGCCGCCCATCGCCGGATTGATGACCGTGACCTTGTCGCCGCGTTTGAGCGATACTGGGTTGGGCGCGGAGGCGGTGCCCGTCCCTGCCCCTGCCGGCTTCGCTTGCGGGGCAGCGGTCGCCGCTTCCGGCGCGGGCAAGGCCAACGGTTTGTCGCCTTTGCGCGGATCGCCGGGCGCACCGGGCGGTGCGCCCGGCGAAGGTCTGCCGCCGGGCGCTCCGTCTGGACCAAACGGTTCCTCGGCGAAATTCATCCGCGGCGCAGACGGGATGCCGCCTGGCGCCGGCCGGGCGCCCAACCATGTCGCGGCGTTGATGTCGCCGCGCACCGTCGGATCGTCGACCGGCCGCTCGCCTAGCGCCTCCTGGCCGCCAGCCTGAAGGCCCCGGATCGGTGACGCGATCATCCCCGGCGTGAACAGTTCGGGCGCCTGGAAGTCGCCGAACGGCGTGTGGTAGGTGCCCGTGACGACATTCCCCTTGTCGTCGGCCATAAATGGCAGCACGGAACCGCGATAGAACCCGGGCGGCGTCTGGAACGGCAGTGCCGCGTCGGCCGGACTTATGGTTTGCGGTGTGGCAGATCCGATCGGCGTGCCGATGCTGTCCCAATCGAACGCCTTTTTGTCCTTAGCCTCGCCCTCGACCGGCGCACCAATGCTGTCCCAATTGAAACCGTCGGGCATGGGCGACCTTTCAGGCGAGGGGGCCAGAGGCGGGGGGTGCCGACACCATCGGGCGCTGGCGGATCTTGCCGTCGGGCGCGAGGAAGAACGTGCCGGGCGGCAACTTCATCGCCGCGGCTGGATCGGTAACGGCAATCGGGTCGTCTTTCGTCTTGCCCGAGCCGGACGGTGCAGCGGCTGACTTCCCGGCGGGCGTTCCGGTGGCCGGAGCCCCGCCGCCTTTGTTCCGCAACATCTCCTCGGCCGCGCGCTTGGCCGCGCCTGGGCCGAATTGGGCGTCGAATTGCTCCGCCAGGTCCGGGTCGGCCTTCAGTCTCTTGAGATCGTCAGGCGTGGGCGTCGGATAGGAATTGCCGCCACTGCTTTCACCACCACCGGATTTGGCCTCGGCAGGTTTCGCCGCGTCGGGGTCTGGCTTGCCGGAAATCCGCCGCTTGATCGCCTCGATCTGCTCCTGATACGAGTTCGTTCGATTCGCGATGCCGTTCTTCAAGGCTTCGATGATCTTCGGCACCTGTTCCGACGTCGCGCCGTCCGGCACCATCTTCAGCGCCAAGGCCCGCGCCGCGTCGGTCGAACCCTGCGCGCCGGTCGCGCCGCTCATGATCTTCGCGTACTCTTCGAGCGAGCTGATCAGATACGCCTGGTAGACCGGGACATCGACGTCGCCGAACTGGGTTTCGCCGCTGCGGACCCAGCGCGTCAGAAGCTGGCTGTTCAACGGCTCTGCCGACTTCGGTATCGCTTTGACCGCAAGGTCCATCTCCCGCGTCGCGGTCCTGGCGTAACTCTCGGCGGCATCGGCCTGTCCTGTCAGTTTGACCAAGGATGAACGAGCCGCCTTCACCTCCGCTGCCCGTTCAAGGCTGGCCCCCTTCTCCGGGAACAGTTCCGCCTCGCGCTTCATGATCGCCTCACGATCGGCCTGACCGCCGAACCCACCCGGCAGTTCGAGGGTTTCGTGGAACCGCTGGGCCGCCCGATCGAGCGCCTCGCCTTCCAATCCCGGCTGTGCGATGGATGCTTCCCTGTACAGCTTCTCCGCCTGAAGCGCACGTTCCGCAGGCGTTTTATACTTCCACACCGGGTCGACGGCTAATTGTCCCTCGATAGTCGCCCGGATTGCGTTGGGCGAGCCTTGAACGAGCTTGCGTTCACCCGCCGCCTTGTTGCGGGCATCCAGCCGGATCTGCGACTTCTCCGCCTCGGAGAGCGGCGATCCTTTGGCCTTCTCCGCCTCGGCAATGGTGTTCTGGGCGATGGCCTCGACATCGCGTTCCGCCGCGGCGGCCGGCGAAACCTTGCCCGCCTCGATATCATGATAACGTTTTGTCTCCGCCAGTTGCGCATCCTCGCGGGCCTCCGCCCGCTTGCGCTCGTCGATCGTCGATTGCGTCTTCACCATCTCGCGGATCCGGTCGGAGCCGTCGAAATACCGCTTGAACCCGACAGGCTCGAACTCAGTCGGCAACCGTCGGGCTTCTTCCTCCGACAGCCCCCCGCCCTGCGCCCAGTCCGCGTTGACCGCCTGCACCTCACGGGTCGCTTCTTCGCGGGCCTGTTGTTCGGGAATGAGCCCGGCCTTGACTTTGTCCTGGTAGGTTTTGTCAATAACGCCGTATGCGTTATAGATCATGTCGTTCTTTTTCTGGAACGCCTCGGTCTTGTAGACGCTCATCTGAAGCTGTTTCTGCTGCGCCACCAGCATGTTGTCGCGCAGTTGCATCCCGGTCATGGGATCGACCGCGTTCACCTTCTTCAGCGCGTCGGCGGTCGGATTGCCCTGGTCATCGATCGCGCCGGGTTGCGACAGAATGCTCCTTAGCGCGTTCTGCGACTGGATTTTCTGCTGGTTGGCCTGGAACTGCGCCAGCGCGTTGGCGCCCTGCGCGGCGTTACCCAGGTCAAAGCCGGGAAACTGCGTCGGCCTGAAGCTGAGCGCGATCGATGGGTCGATTGGCATCGGCCGCTAACCGTAGGCCGACATGATCGTGTTGCCGGAGATCGCGTTATTCGCCCCATATGGCGAAATCCCGTAGCCACCGCTTGAGGCGCCTCCGCCGCCGGATTGGAGCGCGGTCAAAATCGCCTGGAGGTTGTTGTTCTGGTTCGTCGCCAGCCCATACTGCATCGCGTTGGACCCGATGCCCTGGAGCGCGCCGCCCAGCGCGTTAGCGCTGCCGATGGTGCCGCTCGCCTGGGCGTTGCCGGCGCCGATCTGGTTGCCGCCGATTTCGCTGCCGAGACCCATTGCCGCGCTGGCGACCCCGCCCGCGGCGCCCTGCCCTCTCCCCACCAGATTGCTCAACTGGTCGGTCAGGTTGCCGTAAGCGCCGCCGAGGTTCGACAGGTATTGCTGCCAGCCCTGGTTGGCGGTGCCTTGTCCATAGCTCTGCAACTGCTTCAGCGCGTTGCCGCCGATCCCCTTGGCAGCATTCGAGTTGGTGATCGCATCCTCGCCCTGCTGCATCTGGAACTGGTAGCCGGGCGAGGATTGAAACTTCGACGGATCGATCCCGCCGCCGGTGGCCTGGCCGTTGGCGCCAATGCCCAGCATTTGCAGCATCGGGTTGGTCGCGCCTGATCCACCCGGACCGATGCCGAGGATCTTTTGCAGCGCCGCCAGCGCGTTCGTGCCGCCCTGCATATACGGCTGGAGGTCCGACTGCGCGGTGTTGAACATCGACAGTTCGGTGTTCGAGGCGAGCTGCGCGGCGTTTTCCTGCGCCTTCGCGCCGGACGATGCCGCGTTGCTGCCAATAATGCCGGAAGCGAGGCTACCGGCTGCGCCGATACCGGCGGCGACCATAAAGGGCATCGGACCTGCCAATCGTGAGAGGAAACGTTGCCCGGAAAGCCCCGCGCCGGTGCGGTTACCTCAGCGAAACTACATCAAGACCGCTGGCACGTCATCTCAGGAAAAAAGCACGCCATCCAGGGAATGCGCGGTCACCACCCCGCCGGTCGAGGCAAGCGCCTGAATGAAGCCGCCGTTCAGGATTACCGGGATATCCATATCGAGGTTGCCGTTCGCCAGAACCGTCTGCGTCTGACAGAACGTGTTGCCGGCCCCGGCTGTGTCGCCCGAGACCACGCCATAGGCCGTGACCGTCACAGCACTGGCCGAGGTGTTGGTGAAGCGTATGCGCCCGCGGGCGAGGATCGCCGTGTCCGATCCCGAAACGGTATAGAGCGTCGCCGCCGACGTGGTCAGCGTCGTCGGCGGGAACATCTGCACGACCTGGACGGTCATCGGCGGGTTTCTCCTACGGCGTCATGATGACGGCGGCCCGCGCCCGGGTGATCGCGCCAGCCGCGACCATGCCGTTCATCCAGTTGATCAGAAGTGGTGACGCAAAAATAACAAACCCCTGCGCCAGACCCAGGGTCATGCCGAGACCGAGTTGCGGGCTGGCGTTCGCGGCCGTCTGCACCGCCAACTGTTCCGCCGGAGTGAACCTCGCATAAAACGCCGCGGCTGGTATCGTTGTCGGCACGATTGGCGTCGCGACCGGGGCGGGCACGTTGCCCGCCGCCAGCCAGGCCAAATACCCCTGCCAATCGACGTTGTGTGGATCTGCGGGGATCAGCGCGGTGTCATCAAGGCGGATGACACTGTCGCCCTTTGTGAGCTGGTAGCGGCTCATGCGTCCGGTCGGCTGCGCTTGTCGCGAGGATGGGCCATACCTGATCCGTTCGTAACCGCCGGTTGTTGAACCTCAAGCGCCTGCGCCGGCTGCTGGGCGTCATTGAACTGTTCTTGCAACAACTGGATCAGCGGCGCCGCCAGCTTGTAAGGCCCCTCGGCGAGCAGATTGACGACAACTTGCCATTGCTGGGCTTCGAGCGTGAGAGAAATCTTGTCGGTTGGGCTCATCTGTTCAGTCTCCAAACGTTGTCATGCGCCCATTACGCGAACAGACCATCCGAAGTATAGGCCCGGTGACGCCGTTGCGTTGGTTGAGATGGTGAATGTTGTCGAGGTTGCGGCGCTGACCCAGAAATTCGTGACCCCGGACGCCACGACGTTGGACAGCGCTACCAGTTGCACCTGCCAGGTGCCAGGCGTCGTCGACAGCCCATGCGAGACGGCAATCGAGGACGTGCCAGCTACCAGCAGCACTTCACCCTGGTTGCTTGTTCGGTAGCCGGGATTGAACGCGACATTGCAGTTCACCCCGGTGGCGCCCATGCTGATGGCCGTATTCGCCGTTGCGACCATGTTGCCGATGATTGTTATATCGTCGCCGGCCCCGGCGCCGATCATGATCTGATGGAGCTGGTGGTCCGCGAAGATGCCGCTTGGGCCGATATGGATGCCACTGAAGTGGAAATTTACGAGCCCCGCGGCAACATTGATGCCGTCGTAGGTATTCGCCGTACTGGTGCTGTTGCCGGAAATACAGCCGCCGATCTGGCGCCAGTTTTTGACCGAATTTTCGATATAGATACCGTGCTGACCACTGTTGAACCCGCGATAATTCGTCAGCATGACCGTGTCGATAAAGCCGCCGGCGCCGTTCGCCACCATGCCATTGCTGGTGCCGGTCGAGCCCCAGCAGTTTTCCAACGCGATGCTGTAGATCGTGCCGGTGCCGCTGGTTTGCAGCAGCCATGGCGTGCCCGAGCAGGTGTCGCAGCAAACCTGCGAAAAGAACATGTATTCAACGGTCTGCCCGCTGCCCGGTGTCATCGCCACGCCATTGCCGCAGCGTATCAGGTCGCAATCGGTGACCCAGTCGCCGCCACTACTGGTGACCAGGATTCCCGCCGACGGCTGACCGGCAGGGTTGTCCATCAGGATTCGGTCTATGTAATGATCACCGCCCCCGCTGATCTTGATGCCAACGCCAGTGCTGACCACGCTGTTATAGATCAGGCCGTCAGCGGCAAATCCGCCCACATCCGCAAACTCGATACCGACAAAGCTGCCGACCAGATGAAAGTGGTGGATCTGCGTGTTCATCACGGTGGCGTCTAGGATGTAACGACCGGCTGTCCGCGTCACCGTGCTGGTGATCGAGAAGTTGGACATGCCGGCATCTGTGCCGCTTGTGCCCGGGCTGAACACGAAGATGTCGCTGGTGGCGCTGGTCACGCTGAAGATCGTGGCGCTCGGTCCGACGCCAAGGATGTACTGGCCGGCGGCGATGTTGATCTGCCCGCTGACGGAAAAGGTGCCCGCCGGAACGCAGAGAGTGCCGTTTCCCATGGCGGCCAGTGCGGCGATAATGCCCGTGGTCGAGTCCGTCGCGCCGGTCGGATCGATCCCGGAGAAGTCGAGCGCCGAAAACATATCCCCGAGCTTGGAGGCTAGCGTTCGGCTGACAGCGCCGGTGGATGCGCGCAGATACTGCGCGGTCAGCGTGCCCGACACGTTCAGCGTGCCCGCCACCGTTACCGCACCGCCAGCGATCGTGAGTGCGTTCGTGCCGCCGATGTTGAAGTAGTGCGCGTTGCCCGTGGAGACGGTGTAATTCAACGCGCTGGCGGTGACATTGAAGCCAAACGTGGTGCCCCAAAGCGCAATATGCTTCGAGCAGTCGGTGTTATTCGCGCCGACCTGCGAATTGAAACCGAGGCCGGTATTAATCGTCGTCAGGCCGCTCGCCATGATGCCAAGGGAGACGTTGCCGGCGCCGTTGCACAGCGCCAGGTCCGCGTCTACCGCCCGCGTCTGGCCGCGGATCAGCATGCCCCAGTTGCCGTCGGAGTAGAGCATCCCCGGCGCGAAGGTGCCGCCCGAGACGAACAGGCCGCCTGTGAAAGTTGCCGTGCCCGCGCTGATTGTGCCAGCACACGTCAGTGGCCCGTAGACGGTCATCGCGCCGGCCGGTGTGACGTTCCATGCCTGCACGATCGCCGCCGTCGCACCAGCGGTGCCTGTTGGCGCCACATAGAGCGACGTACCATTCGATCCGCCAAAGTAGAGCATTGCCCCGTAGTCGGAGGCGATGTATTTCCATCCGCCGCTATACGTCAGGTTCGAGCTATAATAAGCCCCGGCGCCGCCGATGTTGATGCCGCCCGTGAGCGTCGATATGCCCGACACGTTCAGCGCGCCCGTGACCGTCGTGGTGCCGGTGATCGCCGCGCCGCCGGCGTTGACGACGAGGCCGCCCGAGTTGACCGTCAGCAGGCCCGCCGTCCAGAACGATCCGGTCGGCCCCAGCGTCGCCAGCAGCGTTGCGCCCGGCGTGGACGTGCGCTGATACCACGAGAATGAAATTGCAGGTGGCCCGGCACTCCACTGGTTCCAGAAATCTACCTCACCACTACCGTTGGAGTAATTCCAACTGAGCGCCGCGCCAAGCGCAGCAGCGGGGATGATACCGCCGGCGTTGCCCGCGACATACAGACCACCGTTCGCAGTTGTCAGGCCATTGACGACCAACTGGCCCGTGACGTTGTAGCCGAGGTTTCCGTTTTCGCTCTCCAGCGAGAGGTAGCCACCAGAAGTGGCATAGCCGACATAGCCCTGCCGCGTGCCCGAAGGATTGTAGAACGCGACGTAGCCGGTGTTTGAGGCTCCGCCAGTGTAGAGCCCTACTAGGCCGATCGACGCACCGGAGGTGAAGATGGAGGGCGCAGAAATATTCCCGCTGAACGTCGCCCCCGCCAGCAGCGCATAGGGCGCCAGCAGCGAGGTGATGCCCGCGCCAGAGACGGTGCCCGCAACGCTCAGCGTGCTACTTAGTGTCGTGGGGGTCGCGACCGTCAGCGCTCCGCTGGTCGAGAAATAAGCGAACTGCGTATATTGCGATTGCAAGGTCGCATTGAGAGAATACTGACCGAACGAAATCTCGCCGCCCGTGTAAGCGAATAGCGCGCTCTGGTAGACGCTGTTCGGACCATAGCGAAGTTCGAGGCCCCAGTTCGTATCCTGCCAAATTCCGAGCGTGGGATTGCGTGTCGTGGTCGATAGTGTCCAGCTACTGGCTACAAATGTGCTGTTGCCGCGATAGACAATGCCGGTCAGCGTAGAAGCACCCGACGCCGCCAGCGTCGTGAAGCTTCCCGAGGAACCCGAGATGGGCGATGCGGTAATGCCGTTCGCCATCGTGACGAGGCCGCTGGCGCGGGAGATCCAGAATGGGTTTCCGTTAAAGGCCCCGGCGTCGCTGAGTGCCTGGATGTAGAAATCGGAACCAGTATTGCTTCCGCTTTCCGTTCCAGCAGCCGCCATCACCAACCAGCGCCCGACACCCGCCGTTTGGAAAGCGACTTGACGCTGGTTGCCCGCCGCGCCGGTTATGGCGAGCGTTGGATTGTAGATTGTGCTCGAACCGACCGTCAGCCCGATCGGTATCGTCATCAGGCCCGTCTGGCTGACCGAAAAAGCCGGCACGGACGTCATCGCCGCCCCTGCGGTGCCCGAGGGCGCGACGTTCAGCGAGACAACATCGCCAGTTGTGCCATCGGAGCGGAAATACCAGGCGAAATCCGTCGCGATGTATTTCCAGCCGCCGGAATAGACTGCGTTTGAACTAACGATATTTCCCACGCCGCCGAGCGTGATGCTGTTTGCCACCGTTAGGCTACCGCTCGCACTTAGCGTTGTGAACGAGCCGGTGCTGCCGCTGATCGGTGTGCTGGTGATGCCGTTCGCCGACAGCACGCCAAGATCGGTCACAGCCAAAATGACGGAGGTGTAAGCGCTGTTGATGATCTGGAACTGGCCGCTAGTCACGCGCAGGAACTTGCTAGGCGTGGTCGAGCCGTTGCCGGTCAGTTCGATGCTGACACCGTTCGCCCCGGTGTTCGTGATCGACAGGCTGGTCAGATTGCCGCTCGCGTCGGCGACCGAAAGCGGGTTATCGAACGTGTAGCCCGTGCCAAGATAGGTCCGCGCCATGACTTGCTTCCTAGCCGAGCACCGTCACCCGCAGCGAGGACGCCACCGGCGCGACGGCAAACCCAAAGGTGGCTGTCGTGGTGCTCGTGGCCGCCATGTCGCAGTCCACGACCGAATAGGGTGTCGAAGCCAATCGGCACGACATCACAACATCCTGGGTGTTGAGGTTATGCGTCACCACGATCTGCGTGGTCGTGCCATCCCCGATCGTCCCGCTGTATTTGCGCGTGACCACGGTCGTGTCGATCCCGAGACCCGATCCCGAGACCACGAGACCACTGGCCGATTGCAAATTGATCGAAAACGCCGAGCCGGTAAGCATCAAACCGTTGCCGGCGGTGAAGACCGAGGCAGCGGAGAATTGCACCAACGTAATATTCGTCGTGCCGATGGTGATCGTGCCGGTATTGCTGCACCGCCACTGCGTCCCGCCGTTGGTCCCGCCGTTGATGACGAGCCACATCGCGCCTGGCTCGATCTCGCCCGGGGCGCTGCCGTCGTCCACCACGCGCGTCCACGCACCCGAGGCGGCGTTGTAGACGCCGTTCGCGGTGGCCGGTGTCTGGCCTGCGACCAGCACCCGGTCGTTGGCCAAGGTGGTATACCCGTCAATGGTTTGCAGGCCAGACAGGGTGATGCTGCCGGTCGCGATGCACTGCACCGGGGGTTTGCTGGCGATGCCCGCCGCGGCACTTTGGATCTGGGCGATGACCCACGAGTATTCCGCCGCCTGCCCCGCCGCACTCGGGCCGGTGTTCAGCCCCGTGAGCGTGTAGCCGGACATCGCGATATTGCCGGTTGGCACGGCAAACGTGTTCAGCGGGCGGGTGTTGACCCAGGTGTATTCGGCCGCGTCGCCCGCCGTCGATGGCGTGCCGATGTTCTGGATCTTGAAGCCGCCGTTGCCCCAGTTCGCCGTCGTCGCCGCCGCGCCCGCGATCGTGTTGAGGTTGCGCCCGGTGACGAAATCCCAGCTCGCCGCTTGTCCGGTCGAACTTTGCGATGTTGCCAGCCCGGTGATCTGGTAGCCGCCCATCGCCAGGTTGGCCGTTGGGGCGGCGAACTGATTGAGGTGGTATCCCAGCACCGTGCTAGCAAAAGCCGGGATCGCCGAGACTGGAATGATCGTGCTCAGCGAGGCGTCGGTCGGCTGCCAGGTCGTGCCGTTCCAGACCCAGGCGGCGTTGTTGACGGTGTTGTAGTAAACCTGCCCGACGACCGGCGAGCTTGGCGCGGTGGCGAGGTTCTGCAACTGCGGATTGAGCAGTTGGTTCTGGTTCATGTTGATCGATGTCAAAAACGAACGCGACATGGCCGGGCGCCTTTCAGTTCAAATATGCGATGCCGCTGAACGCGCCGGCAAAACTAAGCGTGATCGTGTTGGCGTCAGTATAGATAACGTCGCCCTCGACCATGTTGCCGGTCGAATCCACGACAGCAACGGACGGGAACCGGTCGAGGTCGTGGTCCACCGTCCAGGTCGCCAGCGGCGCCACCTGGGTGAACGTGAAGGTCTCCGCGCCGCCCGAAGAAACATCTTGCCGGGACGGCAGCATGGCGAGCGTCATCGCGTCCGCCAGATCCCCCTCCAGCGTCGCCGCCTGCCCGCGCGTGTCGCGGATTGAGTAGAGCAGGGTTTCGTCGTCGGTGGCGGTGGCGGTGGCGCTGAGTGTGCCGGCGGTCAGCGTCAGGTTGTCGCCGATCGCGATACCGCCCGGCGTGGCGGTCACCGTCCCGGCGTTGCCGGCAAGTGTCATCGGGGCGAGCGGCGCGGCGACAAGCGTGCCGTTGCTGGTCGCCAGCCCGCCGCCAATCGGCACGATCGCCGGTTGCGCCAGCACCGTGCCCGCGTTGCCGATCAGCGAGCCGGCCGGCAGTTCCGGCGATGAGATGGTGCCGCCGTTGGTCAGTGTGCCATCATTGAAGATGGCGTTCGCCTTGACCGTCAGCGGGGCGGCGGTCTTGCCGGACTGCCCTATCAGGCTGTCGATCAGGCGCCACCAGTTGCGCGTCGGCAAGCCGTTGGCATCGACCATCGGCTCGCGCGGCGAAAGGCTTTGCGGCGGCTTGCTCATCGCTTGCTGCGCAGCCGCGCCAGCGCTTCGCCCGGCAGGAACGCCGTGAGGTCGTCGGCCCGCGCCATGCCCGCCCGAATGGCAGCATGCACGTCGGCCTGAATGTTCTCGCCCTGGAGGTCGGCGATGCGCGCGGGATCGATGAACGCGCCGGGCATCAGGTAGTCCAGGCACGCGATCACCGTGTCGGTATCGGCCAGCGCCGCGTATGGCACACGCCGGATCAGCGAATGGCGGTAGGCCAAGGCTTCCGCCAGCAGATCGCAGAAGTTCGAGCCCCCGAGGCCGATCCTGGCCAATGACGCATCGACCTCGGCAATCGGCCGGTCGATGATCAGCGTGCGCACCTGCCGGCGGGTGATCTCCGGCAGATGAAAGCCCAGCCCGTGATCGGAGATGCCGACGTGCTCGAAGCCCCCGTGGCCGTGCCATATCTCGTCGAACACGTCGTCCCAGCGCGCCAGGTGCATGGTTGGCTCGTGGTAGCAGACCGCCGTGCCGTCGGTGGCCGCCACCGCCATCCATGCGGTTCGAGACCTGGGTAAGCCGGTGATCAAGAACGCCGTCATCAGCCGGGCTCCCCGGCGTCGATGCGTAAATACGTCATGAGCTGATGGCTTTTTAACGTCATGAAACGTCGACCTCGGCATCAATGATGGCGACCGCGAACGGATCGCTGCTGCTGAGTTCGAAATAGCGATCGCTGCCGCCGAACCTGCGCGTCATGCCGAGGCGGTTGAACTTCACGCTCTGCGTGGTCGCGCCAAGTTCGCCGACCGGCTGGAACCGCTGCTCAGACCAGGTGCGCCCGCCATCGTCGGACCAGCGCAGCATGACCTGGGGCTTCGTCCCGGCGGGCACGCCCTGGCCGGTCTGCATGTTGATAACGAGCGAGGCGAACCGCTTGGCGGCTGGACTGTTGCCCGCGACCGCGCGCCACCGCCGCACCCATCGACGCTGCGTGCCGTTATCGGTGAGCGTGGCCGGATTGAACGCATAGAGGTTGCCGGTTCGGTAGTCGCCCAGCACGCCGTTCCCGGGCGAGCCGGTGACGAACGTTACGGTTGTCTCGGACGCCTGGGGCGGATTGCTCGGCCCGGCCGCGAGCGTGCCGGCGGAGACGGTGAACGGACCGCCGCGGCCGTTGTCAGCGGCGAAACTCGACGGTGTGCCGTTCGAGGTCAGGAACACCGGCGGGGCGACCTGAAATGGCGCCGAGCCGTCCGCGCCGAGGTTCTGCGCCGCACCGACCTCGGAGATGAACCTGCGCCGGTTCGACACCACGGTCAGATCCACGAAGGCAGCGGTCGGGCTGAACCAGAGATCCGCCACGATGACCTTCTGCGGTGGGGTATAAACCCCGCTCAGCAGGAACCACGCCGGCCCGAAGCTGCTTGGCGTGCCGCTAACGGGGGTCGGGTTCGGGGAGCCAGCCACGCTGCCGTAGACCACGACGAGCGCCAACTGGTCCGAACTGGCCACGCCAACGCCGCTGGCATTATCGGTCACCGTGGCAGTGGTTCCGGCCATCGTGTCGATGATGAGCGCGCCGGTGCTGTCGACGACTGGCAGTCCACCGCCCACAATGCTGAAATTATTCAGCGCAATGGCGGGCGACGGATTGATGATGTTCCACAGAATCGCACCGGTTGCGACATCGACTTTGACCAACCGCCCGCCCGGCCCGGTCGTGCCTACCGCGACGATGACGTTGCCGTCCATCGCGTCATACCCGATCGCGCTGGCGGACACGTACGTCCATGTCGGATCGATGGTGGCGACCGGGATCGAGGCGATCAAAGCGGTCGTGATGGCGGGGTTCTGGGTTGGCCAGGAGCTGATGTTGTAGGCCGACGCCGCCGGCAGAATGGTGACCGACTGAACGGTCAGGTAAGCGGGTGTCCCGTCGCTGTTCGCGGCGGGATCAGACGCCAGATAGACCGCACCGCCTGCCGCGCCTGATGTCCCCCGGCACATCACGTGGGCCTTGCAGATCGTCGACATCTGGAACCCCGCCGGCGCCAGCGTGTCGACGCGCACGACAGACAGCGTGTCGGAGATGAACGACTTCATCACCGCATAACTGACGGTGCCGGCCTGCACGCAGATGATCTGCTGTGCGACGACGAGGCTGCTCGGATACGAGGGAAAGCTGCCGAAGCTGCCCCATGTGGCTAGCTGTGCGAAGCTGGTCTGGTCGAACTTGTAGATCGGCGCCGCATTGTAGCCCCCCGGCTGACAGATGATGTTGCCGGTCAGCGGGTCGATATCGAGCGCCTGGATGCCGAAGGTCAGCGTGGTGGAGCCGATCGGGCTTTGCGTCTCCATCGTCGCGGCGAAGCTGTAGATCGTGCTGTTCCTGTAGAGATAGATGCGCCCACGCGCCCAGTCGACACAGGCGTACGAGGCGGAGCCGCCCGGTGGCAGATTGAGTTGCGCCGACTGGCTGGCGAATGTCGTCATGCGGATGCCGCCTGCAAATGCCACGGCTGGCTCGCCGCCGGTGCGATCGGATTGGTCGACGCCCAGGTGATCGCGACCGGCGTCAGCCGCGTCTCGACCAGCACCGCCGAGACGATCGTGCTGGCATATGCCTGCAAGACCTGCGTCGCGGTGTCGATGGAGAGCAGGATGTTCACCCAGCTCCCCCAGCTCGCGTAATCATAGGTCGCGGTGACGATCGCGGCGCCGGTGGCGTCGAACGCCTCGACGGTGATCTGCGGTGTGCCGGTGGCATCGTTATGGATCGCGACGAACAGGCCCGGGGTGGTGGTGGCGTGGGTGTCGTCGGTCTGGTTGGAGAAGATCAGCCCGGTTGTGGATCCGTCCGGGATCAGCAGCCACACGCTCAGCAATGCCGTGGCGAACGACCGCGCCAGACCGTTCAAGCCGGTCGTCGTGGCAAGCCGTGTCGGTGAGACGATGGTGACACTGTTGGCCTGATAGGTGCTCGTTTGACTGATCGGCCCGCCAGTGCCACGCCAGTTCCAGAAGCAGTTGCCCCAGTGGCGGCTCATCATGCCGGGCGTCGTGCCGGAAGGCGCGCCAGCTTCCCACGCCGCAAGCCGGTTCCACAGCGGGTAGCCGAGCATGGCGCTCGACGTCATGTCATACTGCCAGGTCCGGTTCGCCTCGGGGAAGGTCAACACATAGAAAACGTGGCCGCCCTGCTGGTAGCCGTAGCCGATGGCGTCGCCGCGGTTGGCATAGCCGTCGAACTCGTTGGTCAGCGCCTGCGTCGAGATGACGTCGACCTGATAGCCCTTGGCCATGACCACGAGCCCCTGGCCCTGGTCGTTGCGCGCCAGCCAGATCAGCACCTCGCCCAGCTTCGCCAGCGAGAACGGCGCCTCGATGCCGTATTCCATGTGCACGGCACTCAGCGGCTGGAAGGCGAAGCCGGCCGTCCCGGCATCGGCCCAGACCTCGGTGTTGCGCTGTTTCGGGATGAATGCCTGATCGTGGATCACCGCGATTGCCATGCAGTTATCCGGCGACTGGTTGGCGACGCCGTAATTCAGCGCCTGCCACGTCGACAGATCGGCCTCGTCTGACTGCGCGATGGATTGCGAGCCCCGGAACACCAGCAGGCCGAAGCCGTCGCTGATCGCGCCCATGACCGGGTTGGGGAATGGCAGGATCACCGGCACCACGCCGACCCACGCGCCATACCCGGGCGAACTCAAGGTGAAGCCCGAGCCCGAGCCGGTGGTTGATTTCTGTTTGAAGGTCAGTGGCCAGTCGCCGGCCGACACCGCGCCGCCCTGGCTGACGGTGAAGCCGGTCACGCTGCCTGACGCGCCTGTCGCTGTGACGAGGTAGGTGGCGTCGTCGCTTCCGCCCGAGATCAACCCGACCGCGCCGACGACATAGCCCTGCCCGGCGGCGGCGAGCGTGGAGCCGGTGATCGGCCCGGACGAGGCGGTGATATTGAGCCTGAGACCAAGCCCGGCGTTGGCCGGCACGGCGGGCGCCGCGGCCGTCGTCGCCCCGGTGTATGCGGTGTAGGAGGTGCCGGGGTTGAGCATGGTGACTGCGGTCACCGCCCCGCCGCTGATGGTTTTCACCTGATAGACCGCATCGCCGCTGCCGCTGCTGATGAACCCGGTGTCGCCCACGGCATAACCGGAACCGCCGCTGTCGACGCCGATCGAGCCGATCGGGCCGCCGCCGGCCGAGATGTTGATCAGCAGCCCGGACCCGACCCCGGCCTGTCCGGCGATCGCCGTCGTCGGGACGTTGGTCGCGCTGCTGTAGCTGGTGCCGTAGCTGCCCAGCTTGTAGGTGGTGACCGGGTTGTTCGAGATCGCGCTGACGGTGATGACCGGGTTGGCCGAAGCCGTTCCGCTGTCGCCTTGCAGGGTAATTTCGTCGTTGATCGCATACAGCCCGCCAGGCGCGTCGATCGTGCCACCGGTGAGCGGCGAGCCCCCCGGCACCAGCCAGCCGCCGACGCCGTCGACAATCATCAACTGCGTGGTGTTGGCGAACATCGAGACCGGGGTCTGAGCGGCGCCGATCGAGCCGCAGAGCGTGGCGACGCCGTTCGATGTCAGGCTGTAGACGTCCGGGCCGGAGACCACATAGAGCAGGCCATTGAGGTCGCGCACACCGCGGATCGGACCGCTGCCCAGTGCGGCGACCAGATCGAGGCCGGGGGCGTTGTAAAGCGCGCCAGGGGCAACCCCGTCTTTCGTTTCGACTATCTCGACTATGAGATTGACTAATTCATTGTCGGCAAGAAACCTCGACCGCGCCGCCGAGAAGCCGCCAAGGATTGGGGACTTCGCCACTACTGGCGCCCCGTTCCGCGATCGTTATAGATATTGTAGCCGCCAGAAGAACTTCTAGCCACCAATTCCGGGTCATACACAGAAATCTGCATCCGCATATTCGTGCGCTTGATCGACGCCTTGGTCTCACGCGCCTCTTCGCGAACGTCGGGATCGAGCTGCGCACTGGTGAAGTATGCCTTTAGCGACAGCGCCAGATTGGTGGTGATCGCCCGCTTGTAGCCGGGCGGCAGGCTGAACACCGCGGTGAGTGAGCCAAAGTCACCGAGTTGCAGATACGACAGAAACGAGCACGTGTAGCTCATCGACGGCGTCGGCCAGATGTTGATGATCCCAAGCGGATACTGCGGATCGTAGAAAAGCGTGTCCGGTAGGTTTGCGTTGGCAACGGCCGTGGTCTGGTTGTTCCACGTCATCTGGTCGACGACGGTCATCATGTAGCGGTTGCCCTGCGTGTCGAGCAGGTAAGCGCTGCCGGGCGCCTCGATCACCCGCAGCGGTCGCGTGCCGGATATCATGCCGCCCGGTCCGACAGTATAGGCGCCGATGCCGACTTGCAGCGTGAAGGTCTGGGTCAGTTCGGCGAAGCAGGTCAACGTTTCGTTTGACCAGACATCGAGCATGTCGTTCAGCACCGACAGTCCACGCGCGCTGTCGGCCGCCGCGGCGGTGTCGCCTGGACCATAAATGCCCAGCAGTTCAAAGGCATCCTGGATGATGTCGAGCGCGGTCGTCAGTGGACACCTCCGGCGCAAAGGCGCCTGCGTGATCAGAGATGCCCGGCAGATCCCGGCCGGTCGGCGTGCGCGACGATAGCACCGAACCAATCGCTAGAACAACGACACGGTTTCTTCTGTCTGTCGTTGAAGCGGCACGCGGCGACAGCGTATATCGCGATTGCGATATGATTTCCTCAGACCAAGAGGTCAAAGTGATTTCCGCCCCCATTATTCCACAATTTGGCATGGACCCGAAATTGCTCCATGTCTTCGCGCCGCGATTTAATCCATTGGGTTTCAGTCAGCCGCACCAGCATTGGGAACGCTTCGCGCAGCATATGCTCGATTCCGGCGTGCATCTGACTGTTGTCGAATGCGTTTCGCCCGGCGAGGACTTTCATTGCACTGCGCCGCCGATGTCCGATCCGGCACACGCCGATCGCTTCCAGCACATTGGCGTCTACGCGAAAACCCGCGCGTGGACAAAGGAGAACCTAATTGTCCTCGGCGTACAACGCACTCCCCAGGCGCAGTTCATCGCCTGGCTCGACGCCGACATCACCTTTCGTCGGCAAGACTGGGCCTCGGCCACAGTCAAGGCTCTGCTGCACTATGAAATCGTGCAGCCATGGAAGAGTTGCCTCGACCTCGGGCCGAACGGCGAAATCATCGCCGTCCATACAAGCTTCTGCCACCAGATGTGGCAGGGCCAGCCGCTGGCGCCGCCTGACTGGAAAACACCATACTGGATCGGTGACGGCGGCTCGGCCGTCTATCCGCACTGCCTACCGGGGGATAGCCTCGTGGTGCCAGGTGGGAAGGTCATAGCCGCGAGCCGGCGTCCATACGAAGGCGATCTCGTCGTCATTCGCACGGCCAGCGGTCAGGAGTTGTCCTGCTCGCTCAATCACCCGGTATTCTCGGGTAGCGAATGGGTCCGAGCCGATCGCCTCAACGTGGGCGATAATGTGTTGCGCCACGTCCGGGGGAACGGGCTTCTTGGCAAGCCAGACGAAAAGCAGCCCCCAGCCCGCATTGAGGATGTAGTTCGTTCGTTCAGCGAACGTGCGGGCCGCGACCGATTTGCACACCTTTTGCCTGACGATCTCGACAATAACCGGTCCAATTGCAAAGTCGCCGAGGTATGGGCCGATCGCCACCTGACGACAGAACGTCACGCCAGCAGCGCCAAGCAAAGCGGCGACTTCAATTTCGGTCGGATTGGACATCTGACCGCCGATCGTTTCGACCGTCTTGGCTCGCATGATCTTCTTTGCCAGGCTCTCGGTCTTGCCACGCCTGCCAATCAGCCCACCGCGTCGGCCGGCTTCACGCCTGAACTCTTCGGTGGTCTTTTCGAGCATCCCAACGCTGATCGCCGCGCCGATTTGCTGACGTCGTTCGGCGCTCGCTCGATCCCAGGCCAATCGGCGACGGGTACTGGCAATCTCCCCACTGGTTCTCGCTGCAGCATGCGCGGCACGGACATCAGCGGGAACGCGCTTGGCGATGATCTGTCGCGCATACCGTTCATTCATGCCGACGACCCCGGCGCACTCCGGCGCGGGCTTGCCGGACAAGTAGAGCTTGATGAGGTGGTCTATGTCGGCCGTCGTGAATTTCTTGGGCATCTGTACGATCTGCAGACTGAGAACGGCTACATCATTGCTGACGGCATTCTGACGCACAATAGCGGGTTCGGGTGGGGCACAACGCGCGCTATCTGGGATGCGATCGGCGGGCTGTTCGAATACGGCGCAATGGGCAGCGCCGATCATCACATGGCCGCATCTCTCGCCGGTCTCGCGCACAAGACGTTGCCCCCCGGCAATACCTCAGCGAACTACTGTGCCGAGGTGCTGCGCTGGCAGCGCCGCGCGCAGGCCGCGATCAACGGCAATGTCGGCTACGTCGATGGCGTGATCGAGCATAGCTTCCACGGTGCGAAACGGAACCGCTCCTACATCGGCCGGTGGGCGATGTTCCTCGAACACGGCTTCGATCCGCTGGAGGATCTGTGCCGCAACAGCTACGGCGTCTGGGAGTTCGCGACGAAGAAACCGCGCCTGCGCCGCGCGTTCGATCGTTACCTGCACAGCAGAAACGAAGATGGCAATTCGATGTAATGTCTTACACCAGCAAATGGACCCCGCATGCCAGCCAGTGCCGATACTGCGGGGCACCAGCGCTCAAGTTTCGCCGCTGGAGCCCGGCACCGGGCGCCGACGAAGACATCTGCTTTTCTTGCGACGCCTGCCGCCAGGTCTGGTGGATCGAGGCCGCCGCTTCGCCAGAGGATGCCCGAATGAAAATTGCGGTCAAACCATACGCCATGCGCCTGTCGGGCACAGTCGCCCAACAGCCCTATTCCATGTCGTGGACTATTCCTGCGCTATGCGCCGCTTACGACTGGCCTGACGACGCACCGGGCGGCGGGATGATTGCGATCATCGAACTCGGTGGCGGGTGGAAGCAGTCTGATGTTGAGCAGGCATTCGCCGCGATGAAACTGCCCGCGCCGTCGATCACCGATGTCTCGGTCGATGGTACGACCAACAGCCCAGGCGCCGACGCTGATGGAGAAGTGGCGCTGGACATCCAGGTCGCGGCGGCGAGTTACACCGTTGCCACGGGGGGCAAGCCGGCGACGCTGCGCATCTACTGGTGCCAGGACATCGCCGCCGGCGTTGCCGCAGCGCAGGCTGATGGCTGTGACGTGTGTTCGATCTCCTGGGGGCTCGACGAAGCGTTGTGGGGGAAGGTCGATGGTTACGCGATGGATGCGGCGGCAACGGCAGCGACCAACGCTGGCATGGTGATCTGCGCCGCGGCAGGCGACAACGACAGCTCTGATGGCGGCACGACGCCAGCCAATGTCGATCTGCCTGGATCGGCGCGCCGGGTGATATCCTGCGGCGGCACCAGCCGCTGGCCATCAGGCACCGAAGTTGTCTGGAACAACGAGAACGGCAAGTCGAACGGCTCCGGCACCGGCGGCGGCTACTCGACGCTGTTTGCGATGCAAGTCTGGCAGACCGGCGCTCCGCGGCCACCGCCTAGTCTCGGCCGCATGGTACCCGATGTCGCGGCCTGCGCCGATCCGAACACCGGCTATCAGATCGTGCTGGACGGTCAGGTCGAAGTTGTCGGCGGCACCAGCGCCGTCGCCCCACTCTTTGCCGGGCTGTTCGCCGCGTGCGGCCGGAAGCTGGGCTTCATCGCACCCAAGCTCTACGAGAACAAGACGGCGTTCCGCGACATCATGCACGGCAACAACGGTCTGTACCATGCCGGTCTAGGCCCCGACCCCTGCTCGGGTATCGGTTCGCCGAACGGCAAGGCGATCGTCGCGCTGTTCGTCTGACGGCGAACCCGCCGGGCGAAGGATGAGCCGGCTTTAACCGCCACTTAACTCCAACCCGGTTATAGCCTGTGTCGAGCCGGCAGTGGCGCTGTCCACGGGCTCTTTGCGGTCACGGGCGCGTCTTCTTGATCGATAGACGCGCCCACCTCACCGACAAGACCAGGGAGTATCCACTACGCGCGTTATACAGAGTTCAAGTTAGCTTGAGCCCTATATGCGATGCGCTGCGCTCTCTGTATCGGTGGACGTGGACCGTTCGGCGCACCTGGAATGGTGCAAGCGTCGAGCGCTCGATTGCCTCGATGCCGGCCAGGTCCACAATGCCGTCGCGTCGATGCTGTCCGGTCTGCACAAGCATCCGGAAACCGTCCCCCAGTGCAGCCTTCAACTGGAGCGCACCGTGGTCCGTCTTCTCATCGATAGGGATGTCGCGGCGGCGCGCGCCTGGATCAACGGCCTTGCTTGCGCCGATGGGCCGGCGTCGGATCACCGCTGACCAGGATACGATGCCCACGGTGGCCGCATTCAGCGCAACGCAGTGGCAGTTCAATCAGCGGCGTATCGCCGTAGCCCGCTTCGATCAGCGCGGCCAGATCAATCTCTTCCGGGCGGTTACACGGCACACAGAACGCATGGACGGTGTGCAGGCCCAGATAGTCGCGCGCTGTCGGCGGCCGGCTCATGACGGTGGCGGCAGTCGTCCCTGCTCGATCCGTTGAACCCCCATTTCGACGCGGGTGAGGCGCGTCACTGTGTCCGTGAGGGCGCTGGTGGAGATCATTGTCGCTGCGCCGACGGCGGCACTCTTGGCTTCGCTGATAAGCTGGGTCTGTTCAGCCTCCAGCTTCAGCAACCTGTCCTCTACGGCACGTAGACGCTCGGCGAGCTTCTTTTCCAACGCCTGAAACCGCTCATCGATCGCGCTGAAGGTCGTCTTGTTTTCGTCCTGGAGCTTGAACAGATCCTCGTTTGAGCGAAGGCAACGGCATCTAGAAGGCGAGCGGGCGTCGCAGGCTGGCTTGTATGTTCTTCATATCCTCGAACAACCGAGGTATGCCGTCGTCGAGCCGTTTGAGGATGGCGTCGATGTCTCCGGATACGGCCGCCTCGGCGTCGGTGGCTGGGTTCTCGGTTGCATCGACAGCAGCGAGCCGGTTGAATACCCGGTTGAGGTAATCCTGCAGCGTCCCCTCGCTGGTGAAATGTGCAAGAGCCGCCGCCGTGACGACGTGCTCAATCTCCTTGTCGGACACCATCAATCTCCTATCAGACGCACCATCATGCACTTGGTGACGGAAGCGCGCCACTTCGACGCGCGGAGGTACGGGCCGCTCATTCCTCTGGCGGCAGCTTCAGACCCATGCGGGCAAAGAACGCTGCGATCTGCGCGTCGCGCTCAGGATCCGGCGGCAGCGGCTTCGGTTCGCGCTTCCACCGCGGCGTGTGCTGCACGATCCTGGGCGCCTTGATCTCGACCGGCTGCGTCTTGGGGCGATTACGGCGCGGCGGGCGATTGGTGACGATCCCTGCCATCAGCGCCCCAGCATGAGCAGGGCGGCGATCGTCATGACCGCCGTCATGGCAGTGATCCATTTCGTGCAAGCCACCATAATCTTGGTTTGTTTTTCCTGATCACGCCGGGCCAATTCGTTCAGCGGCAATTGCGCCTGGAACAGAAACAGCGCCCTGTCCGCCCCGCTCGTCGTGTTCTCCGCAGCCTGCTTTATCAGTAGGTCTACCTGCTCTTTCAGATCTTCTTCCCGATCGGATCTGAGTCCGCCCGGCCGGCGCGATGATCATCATGATGGCAGGCGGCTGTCGTGAGCATCGCTTATTCTCCCAGGACAAACCGATTATAGGCGGCGATCCAGTCTCGAGCGATAGCCCGTTGCGCCTCGACCAGCGGCACCCGGCCCGAACAGACCATCCGCGACAGCACCGCCTCCAGCTCGTCCTTGACGTCCGCGTTCCAGCCGTCCGTCGTCGTTCGTGGTTCCGGCCATCCTGCCAGGGTCGGGCAAGGCGCTCTGCCCCAGCGCTGGCGCCGCCAGGACAAGGAAACGACCAAATCAGTCGTCAGCGGGCGCTTCCATGCGGTCGCGGTCGCCGTCGTCGTCGTCTTCCTCCTGCTCCTGCTCCATCAAATCCTGGATCTCGCGGATCCGGTCCCACTCCTTGTGGCTGATCTTGTACTTGCCGTGCGAGATCGTCAGTCGCTGCGCCATGGTGGCCAGGAAGCCTTCCTGCCACGCGGTGAGTCTAGGATCGCCGCGCCAGAACTGCACGAGGTCCAGGAGATCCTCGGCCGCGTCCAGCCGCTCGATCTGATCCTCGCGCGAGAGTTCGCGGAAGATTGCCGTCGGCGGATACGGTCCTTTTCCGGGCATTCGCTCAAATTAGGCAAGCCCGGTTTCCTTGTCGACTGTTAGCTCCTCCATCTCTGCGATGGTACTTCCAAGCCGGTGCAAAGCCTTCAAGAGCCCTTTTCCCATGCCGTCAAAGTTATCCACAGGCCCTTTGACGCTGTTTTTAACCTCCGTCTGTAAGAAAGAACTTCTTGAATCTTTAAGAGTTTTGTTTCCTCCCGGAATTTCCGGCTTAGGTGCCATCGCGCGGAAAACGTAGGCATTCGAGGTCCGCAGCACGCGCCCGCCAGCACGGACGAGGCGGGTGAAAACGCGTAGCACCCCGGCGAACTCAAGCATCTTGATGGCTTCGAGCACCGTATCGCGATGGCATCCGGTCTTGCCGGCTATCGCCTCAAGGCTCGGAAAGCAGAAGCCCGTCTTTTTGTGGGCGAAGTCCATGAGCGCCCACAGCAC